GTAAGAGGGGGATGTTCAGACTTTCGCGTGATAATTCAGTTTCATCAATCTTCACATCATGTTGCCACATATCAATGATTTCATCAATTTTCACGTAGATTTGTTCCTTTTAATCATTCTCTCTAACTGCATTATCTCTGTTGGATTCATACAACTTATAGATGCCGTATCTATCGCCGGAAATGCACGCTTTATCCCCTCATAAAGTGTAGTTTCATAATCAACATAAAACGAATTACATTCCTCAATAGAAGCAAACCTTATCTGCTCATGAAACTTAACTTCCTGTTCTCCATTTAAGAACGTCACGAGAGCTACTATATACCACATTTTATACTCCGAAACTTTCGCCGCATCCACAGCTTGATGTTGACATTGGGTTCTTTACCGCAAGAAACGAACCTCCTAACTCAGTTACGTAATCGACCGTGCTACCTAATATATACATTTCTGCAAGAGGGTCAACTACAAGTAAGTCTTCTATAGGTTCGCTCCATTTAACATTTGGGTGATCACTAGCCAATCCCCATACATATTGAAACCCTGCACAGCCGCCTCCTTTAACTGCAAGTGATACAAAGTCATTACCTCTTACAGAATCTAGATATTTCTTAGCGGTTTCTGTAATCTTAACCATATAGTTATCCTTTGTAACAAAGTCTATTATAACGTGTTCAGCGCAAAAGTAAAGGTATTTTACAGCTTCTCTACTGTAAATCTACGATATCGAAATGTTACATCCGATTGTAAATATTCGACATCAGTTTGAGTAACGTCAAATGCTAATGGGGATAGTGATAGTGGAAACATATCCTCGAAAGCTATTCTTATACGTGGATTGTTATTAGAGGATAATATTAGTAGAGAGCCATCTGAAAACCTACCAGCTCCCGTATCCACCTCTTTATATTGTCTAAAGTTATCAGGTTTACCAAGACCGACCAACCAATCGTGAATCTCCAGGTAATTTTGCATATCCTCATCTACACGAAATGAAAGCGTGAATGGCTCGTATACAATTCTATCTCCTGGCTGAGGTATAGCAACGAAAGGATTTGACTGATTTATTTCAGTCATTGAAATGGTCGGAAGCGTGGCTACCTGACAAAAATATTCTATATTTGGTGTTCGGCTTAATATAAAACGAAATCCAAGAGGCGAGAGAAAATTTAAGTTTGTGGTTAAAGTCTCTGACTCTAATGTGTCAAAACCTATTTTTGGTATCAGTGCCATGTATTTATCTCTCTAACAATTTCAGCAGCTCTATAGCCTTGATGATTTTCAGAATAACTAACTTGGACTTCTTTTATCACCGCGTCTATATTTTTGTGCCAATATCTTAAAAAACGATGAACTCTCGGTAGCTCGGGTGTTATGTCATCGGTCTGCCAGATAAATTCCTGAACTATGTCAGAAAAGTCTGGCATGTAATATAGGACATCAACCGTAACCACATTTTTCTTAATCCATACCATATAACTATTTATAATGCAGTGAACATAAAAAAAGAGGGGAGCCGAAGCTCCCCCCAGTAACTACTAACTTTATTGTTATTCTTACATCAAGTTAGCGACGGTGACCAGACGATAGTAGATGTTACGATCGTTGACCGCTGTGCTGATAGAACCATCAGCAGCCGTTGTTGCGAAAGGATTGGCGACCATGCCGTAGCGGGTCTTAAATCCGATCTTGGGCTGGAAGGTATTCTCACCAACCGCACGTACCATCTGCAGAGGCACATATGGGCAGTAGAACAAGCCAGCGTCGAATGCCGAGGCACCCTTGTAGCCGATTGTGGCATACTGGTTTCCAGAAGAACTGGAGAAGTATGGGTCCACGTAGACTTTCATGCGACCATTCAGGACACCAGCGAAGGTGTTTCCTGTATCGTCAACATTGAGGTTTGCGCTAAGAGCTGGGGTGTAATCCAGCACACCAGCCATTTGAAGAGCAGAAGCCACATCTGAACCGCAGATGAGGATGTTACCCTTGCCCCGACGAGTGGACTTAGCAATTTGGTTAGCTTCGCGCTCGAGCTGGAATACCAGACCCTTGAAACGCTCAACGCTCCAGCGACCGTTAGCATCGACATCAAGGTCGAAAGTACCAGCCGTTGTGGTGTTGTCCTGAGCACCAACCGTAGCTGTGTAGTTGATCGTACGAACAACTTCACGGTTGATTTCAGCCAGGATCTCAGCAGACAGGATGTTGCTGAGTTCGGTTTCAGCGTCCAGACCGTGGATGGCTTTAAGATCTTGAGCCAGTTCCATGGTGTATTCCGCTTTCAACGCACGAGAAACTGCCGTAACAGCAACTTTCTCGATGCTGAATGCCATCTCTTGGAAAGCATTCTGTGACTCATCGCCGAGAGCTTCAGCTTCAGCTGTTGTCATACCCGTTGTTACGGTGTAGCCGGAACCTGTTGCACGAGCCGTAGGATCTGTGCCTGTTGCAGCAGTACCCGCGCCACCATCGATAGCCGCGATAGAAGCAGTGTTAGCTGCCGCTGAACCGGAGAACGTGGTGTTAGCTTCGTTGTAGAGAGCTTCACTACCAGCTTGGCTTGTGAAGCGAGGACGCATCGCAAAGATAAGACCCGTAGGACCAGACATAGGCTGGACACCTGCGATGTCATAAGCGATGAGGTTAGGCATGGAACGGCGAACCAGTGAAATCAATACTGGGTCGAAGATATCCACGGCACCATCAGAAGCTGTAGAACTTGAACCTCCCATAGCGTTTGATGGAGCTGCCTCGCCCAAGAGCGTAGGCATTGCGTAGCCGCCCGAACCCATAGCGGATTCACGGGAAGCCTTTTCTTGGTTTTCCAGAAGAGTCGCTGTAACAGCACGACGGTGAGGATCCTTAATCTCTCCGAGGTCAGGATGCTCAATAACTGGCTGCCACTTCTTCTGTAGGTCTTCAGATAGAAACATTTTGTTTTCTCCTTAACTTAATATGTAGTCAACCTTCATACTTTATTTATAATAATTACTTTTTAGCAGATCTTGAAATGGCATTCATATATTCTGCCATAGCACCTGTAGGACCTTCACCCTCTTCTTCAAGAGAAATTGGACCATCATCATCATCGACGATAACCGAATCGGTTTCTTCATCAATATCAAAATATTGTGCTTTCAGCATGCCGATTTTCTTTTTGAAATCTTCAGCGTCACTGAAGGCGATTCCTTCTGAGAGATCACGGAGTTTCTCAACCTGTGTATCGGTCAGATCTTCCGTTGACTCATTGAAAATGGAATCTTTCTCGAACGATTTGACTTGACCTGCAAGCTCAACGTTCTTATCTGTTTCGTCACTTAGTTTGTTCTCGAGTTCATCTACTTTAGAGATAAGCTCTTCAACGATGTCAACCTTCTCTTCGGGAATGTCAACATAATGCTCTTCGAACAAACCTTTTAAACCTTTAAGGAAGTCTTCGACCATATCGGAACGAACACCTGCCTCAATGGCTAATTTGTTTTCTTCGACCCACTCTTGAACTACATAGTCAAGATAGGAATCTACTTTTTCTGTCAGCTGATCGACAAGTTCAGACTGAGTGACTTCTACATCAGCCTCAGTTTCAATCGCGAACTTCTCAACCTGCTCGTTAACTTTTGCAACAACCGCTGCTTCGAACACAGTTGCGATTTTCTCTTTGTATTCCTCATCGAGTTCGGAACCTTTGAAGATCGCATCGACATCTTCTTGAACGTCGATATCTTCAGCCGAGATGGTAGCAAGTGGCTTACTAGGAGCCGAATCCTGAATGACTTCTTCGTCGTCAAGATCAAGATCTTCTTTCATCTTGTGGCCATCGTACATCATTTTTTCCATTTTGCCGTACATGGCTTTAAGTTCATCTTTTTTCTTGCCATTCATCATACCCATCATGGCATTAATCATACCAGCTTTGGTCTTGGGCATTGCATCGCCCTTTCCTTTGGGCTTCTCATCCGTCTTTTGAGTGGATGGATCTGGAACTTCTGAGGGATCGCCGTGACTAGCTTTGAACTCTAAAAGATCTTCATCTTCTGAAATTTCTTCAGGAGTCTCGAGCATCTCTTCAGCGTCCTCAATTACTTCGATGTCTTGTTCGGACATTTTGTTTTCTCCTTATGAAAAGTAATTTTCTCATTTCGTATTATTTATACATTATGCATCTTTTAGAGTTGCTCCAAAAACTTCTTGAAAGCATTAAATTTAACTTCCTGTAAGTTAGCTCTTGATGCTGCCTTGATCTCCTGTTGAGTTTTCTCAATATACTGAGGAACCCAGCGATCATCAATTTGTAGCCATTCAACCCCTTCCATAATACCTTCGACAAATGCCTCCGGGGCAGAAGGATCAGCTACTATATCAGCTGCAGTTGCTAGCTGAAAATCGTTCTGGACCATATTAG